TGTTCGGCGAGTATGCAGATGGGGAGTCCAGCATTGGCACAGGGGTGAGCGCTGGCAACGTGACCTACATCAGGGTTCGCCCATAAACAGATAATAAAGGAGACATTATGCCGAAATTAAGCAAGATCAAATTGAACAAACAGTATGGCCGTTACTGGAGCCAGGTCCTTCTATATGAGCCGGCTGGCAAGGGTTGGTTTGAAGTCGCTAAACTTCCGACTGAGGAGGAATACAAGCAGGCCCTTAGAAAGAAATTCAGTTTTGATGTGGGAGACCTCCTTGAGGACGCCAAGAGCGAAGTTGAATCATTGTGTGGTGAGCTTCAGGATTGGTATGATAACTTGCCTCCAGGTTTTCAAAGTGGTGACAAGGGGGATCAGCTCCAAGAAGCGATCAGCACATTGGAGAATATAAGCTTTCCTGACCTGCCTGACTTTTTGAGCAACACGGAAGGAAGCTCCCAGATTCGGGTATTTTGCTCGCCAACCAGGAATGCCCTGCCTGGGCGGACCGGGCTGGCGAAGCCGCTGGTAAGTTGAATGCTGTAGTTGAGGCCATCAACGCAAAGGATGGTGAGTTCAATGACGAACAGAAAGAGGAGCTCAGTTCATTTGCCGGGGAACTGGAAACGGCCGCCAGTGAGATTGAGGGTGTTGAGTTCCCAGGGATGTATTGAATTTATGACACCAAAGCTCAAACAGGTCGACCTTTCCAAATGCTGCCGGAAGAAAGGCGGACATGGTGAGAGCTGGCACCCAGACATCGATTCAAAGAGCCAATATCTTGTCTTGATTGGGAAAGAGTTCTACGCAGGTCATTTCAATTTGGAATGGTATGGTTGGAACTTTGATGGTGGTCCTTGGGAAGTTGGTTACCAACTAGACAAACCAGGCACCAATGCCAGTGAATGGAAAGGTATTTGGGAGATTGTGAAGTGAGGACTGGATTGAGACAGCTTCTTATTGACACCTGCAATGATGTGCTGTCGATGCAGACGAGCAGCATTCAGATGCACACCGAGAGTGGTGGCACTGGGCCTTGCAACTGTAAGTGGTGCGTGATGAAACGCGTCCGTGCTATTCGAAAGCTGGCTTTGCTTGGCGCACAAAAGAAATCATGAATCCTTGCAACTTCCTAGAAGCAAACGCCAAGTTTGGACCTCCGCCGGGCTTGGAGGAGAGCCAAGTAAGATCCATTGACGTTTACCAGGGTGTGGTGCGTGGCGGGTCTTGTGATGGCAGCATCATGATTATCACGGCCTGGGTCCCTTCAGCGGAGGATATCCAGCGGATGGCAGCTGGGCATCCAATCTTCCTTACCTGCTTAGGAGGACTGCCGCCCCATTTCCTCTCCACTGATTTCCAAATCGCCAGCAACCCACAATAGCCAAGCCGCTTGCAAAATAAAGGCATTTCTGCTAAGTGATGCTGGAATGTTACGTGAACGTAAATTCACCCTCAGGTTTATCCTTGATTTCTACGACGCTTTCCTGCGCGAGCCAGACCTCCGGAAAGTCAGCGAGGCCCTAAACATTTCGGACAAAAATGGTCAGCTTGGCATCTGGATTAAATCCAGCAAGCACTTGAAGCTGGCCAAGGAATTGGCCGACGAGCGTCGTGGAAAGACAAACAGCCTGGCCAATTACATCCTTGGAAACCTGTCCTCAGAAGCCAGGAAAGTCTGGGATGACATCGAATTCTACATTGACGCTGACGCCCCTGTCACCCCCAGAGGAATGGAGAACCTGAGCACATCCATTCGCAAAGAAATATTCTTGCAGGCCTTGGTGTCATGCTCCTACAACTTCTCCAAAGCCTGCCGCATCGCCGGAATCAACCGGCAGACATACGAGGCTTGGCAGACGGGTGATCTGTCCTTTCACGAACTGGTCAAAGAAATCCAACACCATAAGAAAGACTATTTTGAAAATGCCCTGATGGACCTGGTTGAGCAAAAATACCCTGGCGCGGTCATGTTTGTGAATAGAACCATCAATGCTGACCGAGGCTACAATGAGAAACTGACAATTGAACACACTGGCAGCGTCGGCCTTGATATCAGTGGGCTTGACCTGGATCTCGATACCAAAAGAAAGATCCTGGAAGCCATTCGCAAAAAGAAACAACAAGGCAACGTGATTGATGCAGAAGAAGTGAAATCGCTCCCAGCCCCAGTGCCAGTCGAAGAATGAGTGCAGAACCCCACCGATATGAAATCAAAAGCCACCGTAGAAAGAGTCCCGCGCCAGGTAGTTGAAAACAAACTGCTGGCGGCTTTAGACGACGCAGACAACAATCAGGTTGCAATCATACTCAAGGAAGAGGATCTGTCCATTCTGATTTGTGCGCTCCGCAAATACAGGACGACGGAAGCACAACAGATGGTTGAAGATTTCCTTCAATTGAAGCGGCTCGCCTTTACCGAACAAGCCAGAGCGGAATGAAGACGCCGGCGTGGGCATTTGGCAGTGACAGGTCTCCCACCGCAGTCCGTTTTTCCGAGGAGAATGTCCTCGCTTCCATCGTTCGAGAATCCTTTTATGATTTCCTGAAAGAGTTTTGGCAGATCATGGCGGGCGAGGAATACATCGACAATTGGCACATCAGGTATCTTTGCAACGAGCTCCAGGAAGTGGCCGAACGCGTCTTTAGGAACGAGCCGAGCAAATACGATTTGGTAGTCAACGTCCCTCCTGGCTCCACCAAATCAACAATCTGCTCACAAGCCTTCCCAGCTTGGGTCTGGACGCGCATGCCAACGGCCAAGTTCATCTGCGGCTGCTACGCACACCAGGTGGCGCTGAAGGATTCGCTAAAGACACGTGACATTGTTCAATCCGACCTCTACCAGAAATGCTTTCGCATCCAGTTGCGCGAAGACGAAAACACCAAGGGCCTGTTCGCCAACACCAAAACTGGATTTCGCCTTTCCGTAGGCGTGGGTGGCTTAGTGACCGGGTATCATGGACACTTCCTAATCGTGGATGACCCGATCAACCCTGAGGAGGCGTTTTCTGAAGCTGAACTGAAATCAACAAACCGATGGATGCGTAACACCCTGCCTTCCAGAAAGATCGACAAGAAGGTGAGCACCATGATCCTAATCCAGCAGCGTCTGCACCAGGGTGACCCCAGTGGAGATATGCTGGAACGGAGGAAGAGCGAGATAAGGCATATCTGCTTGCCCGGTGAACTGATTTCAAAGGAAGTGAACGGCCAAACCGTGGTAAACGTCTCCCCTGCTCACCTGGCGTCGAAATATGTCAACGGGCTGTTAGACCCAAACCGCCTGTCTAGGGCCGTCCTGGACCGCCTGGCCGAGGAGATGGGCGCCTATGGTTATGCTAGCCAGATCCTGCAGGACCCGGTGCCGCTTGGTGGCGGCATGTTCGAAACGGACAAGCTGCACCTCGAAGATGAGGTGCCCCGTCTCCTGCGCGAAGTCCGGTCTTGGGACAAAGCTGGCACTAAGGATGGTGGCATGTATTCAGTAGGCCTGAAAATGGGAGTGGACAAAACCGGCCGATATTGGATTACAGACGTCCGGCGTGGGCAGTGGGGAAGTGCCACTCGCGAGGAACATATCCTGCAGGCTGCTGAAGACGATGGCGATGAAGTTGAAGTGGTTTTGGAAATTGAAGGCGGCAGTGGTGGCAAAGAGTCAGGCGAGAACACCGTCAAATCACTGGCTGGGTATCGGGTCTATGCCTTCCATCCCACCGGAGACAAGGAAGCACGAGCCTACGCCTTGTCCAGCCAAGTGGGCGCTGGACACGTTCACGTTTTGAAACGAACGTGGACCAAGGACCTGATTGAAGAGATGAAGTATTTCCCTCATTCCAAATACAAGGACCAGGTGGACGCTGCTAGTGGTGCCTTCAATCGCCTGGCACGACGGGCGCGGAAGATCGGCACGCTCTTCTCGTAAGGGTGGAAGAAATGAGTTGCTGCTGCATCGTTTGCCTGTTAAGGTGATTGGCATGGGAAAGCAGCATCAGGATGAGGAGAACGATAACCGAGGTGCACTAAACCACATAGCGCGATCCATTTCAAAAGTAGCTGATGCCATTCTGCGATGTTGCGAATCACCAAAACCAAAAACACGTCTGCTTGTTTTCGCAACCGGGCATGACGAGCGAATAGAGAAAATAATAGTTATGCAAGTTACACTGAGTAAGCCAATCAAACCGGGGTTTCGTCGTGCGTTCACTGTCAGCACTGACGAGGCCATTGACAAACAGGCCGACGGCACATTCGCCAAGAGCGAAGTCGTCGAAGGCGATTCGACCGCGCCGGTGATTCTGCCTGAATCATCTGCTACCGAATTGAAGGGTTGGATCAACGGCGACGGCTCCGTTGGCAACAAGAAGGTGCTTGTCCGCGCTGATGGCCACGTTGGCGAAGGGGAGGTCCCTATCGAGTTGGAGATTTCCTACGAAGTCGCCAGCGCCGACGCGACGGCATTCACCAACTTCAAGGAAGGTGCTGACGAAGCGATTCCGATCTAAACTTGCCCTAGTCCCAGCGCCTCGGCCTGTCTGGCGTCGGGCTGAGGCGCAGCCTTAACAAAAGGTTTTTGTTATGTCACTGATTGCATTGATAGTCCTTCTGGTAATCATCGGAGTGATCCTGTATTACGTGAACACGGCGACAAAAATCGACCCAAAGATCAAGAACATCATCAACATTGCCGTGGTGATCGCAGTGATTATTCTGTTGCTTAAGGTATTTGGTATTTGGAGTGAAATCGTCAACATGAGGGTCAACTAGTGACCGAGCCCGCTAGCATGACGGTGGTATACCTTGCGCTCATTGGCGCAGGGGTGTCGCTGGTGACATCGGTGGTAGCACCCATCATACACGCACACCTGACGAATGCCGCGCGGGCCAAGGAAAAAGCGCAAGATTGGGCCCGCCAGGACGAAGTGGCCCGCCGGGCGGAGGCAACAGCGGCAGAGGCTAAGAAGGCCGTCGACCAAGTGGTTGTGGCGGCAAAGGTGATGGACGGGAAACTGGACGCCATTCACACCTTGGGCAACAGCGGGGTAGTGGCAGGGCTCCAGCGGGAATTGGATGACTCCGAGACCAAGTTGGTAATGATGAAGGAAATCATAGGACTGCGGGAATCATCTGGGCAGCAACCCCAAGAGGGTTCCCAGGCGGGGATTGTGGCCATCGAGAAAAAAATAAAAATATTGAAATCGGATTTGGAGGAACGAGCTAGGCAAACCACTATTGCTGAATCCCAGATGGCTAAACCATGATTAATGTGATCATTTCACATCCAAACGGGCAGCGGCAGGAAGTCCTTTTAGCGGGCGTTCCACGCAAAGGTGAACATGTTCGATTGTCCAGGAGCGAAGTGTCGGGACCGTCGCTGGTTGTTGAGCATATTTTGTGGGTGGAAGGCTACGGCAATTCGCGAGAACCGAGCGTGGTGATTGCCGTGCGCCCACACGCTGAGGGACCACCTTGATTCCAAAAACCAACGAAAGCAAATAAAACTATGAAAAAGACAATGATAGCCATCACAATCCTTGCACTAGCTGGCTTTGCCCTGCGGGCGCAGGAATTCAAGCCGGGAGTCCATGTTGATTTTTTCGGTCAAGTCGCCACCGACGACTTAGACACCGGGCACGGATCTTACGGATTCGGTGTAGGAGGTTACGTCACGGAAAACCTCGGGGTGGGCGTGCGGACTACTTTTGATGAATTGTCGGGGCACACCTTCGAATCTATCAGTCCACGTGTGATGTGGCGCGTCCCACTTGCTGGCAAACATGCTCTCTACGCATTTGCGCAGGGCACGAGGACGTTTCACGGAGACGCTATCGGCTGGGCCGTGTCAGCAGGGCCAGGTTATCAGTATAACCTGTTCGATCACTTTGGCGTTTACACAGAAATCTCAATGCTCAAGCAGGTTCAGGGAAAGAATAGAAGCACCGATACGTTTGGTGTGGGCGAGCTTGGGTTAAGGCTTACATTCTGATGTGGAGGTGGAAAATAGCACTGTTGGGCTTCGCTCTTGGTGTCACTATCGCCAAACTGAAGGTGACGGACACCGCTACGGGCCTGAAGAAGCGTCATCCGTTGCCACCTTCACCCAAACCAAAATGGAAATGAAAACAATCCTAACCACCCTGCTGGCCTGCCTGCTCTTGCCGCTCAATGGGGCCGAGTGCGATGAGCGGTTACAGCTGGAATTCCAGTTTTATTCTGCCTATCCAGACCCGCCCGCTACCGATGTTCTCCTGGTGGTGTGGCGAACCATGTGCCCATTGTGGCGCATCGAGACGAGCACAAACTTGGTACAGTGGGTGCCCTACGGCGACTGGTATTACAACCAGTGCGATGTAACCAACGGGCACCAGACTAATTGCAGTTTTCACATCATCGAGCGCCCGAATGGCCCGCATGCTCCAAAGCAGACGTTTTACCGATTACAATTACACCCAGGACCAATATGAAATTCATCCTCCTTTCTCTCACCCTCGCCATCATCGCCCTGCTCTGCGGCTGCGCCAACCTCATGCAGCCCCGTGACCCGAACGTCGTCACAGCTCAAGCCACCGCAGGCTCGGCCGAGCAATGGGTCAAGATATTCCAGCGGTTCGTTGCCGCCAACCCGCAATTGGGTCTTGGGGAGAAGGGGGCGGCTGAAAATCTCGATCGCTCCTTTGACAACGACTTGAAAAACCTGTATGGGACATTGGCCCTTTACAAAACCAGTCCACAAGCCAACCAACAGGCACTCCGGGACGCAATCGCGCTCGTGGCACAACATGAGCAGGTTGCAAAGTATCACTTGAACGGGAAGGACATAAGGGGCCAGGGTGCACCTTATGCCCCATCCATCACCTTCCCTAGTATCGCCTCCCCCGGCCAACAGCCGACCGTTCTGGACAACATCTACGATCGTCTGGGTGGCATCCAAGCAGAGCAGACCTCCCAACGAGCTGTGCTGACCATGATACAAACCAATCTAGGGAAGCAAGGACATGCCATCTGGTCGATCACAAACCAACTTGCTGGCGCTACCAATATAGTGCCCAAGGCGCCGGCCATTCCAGGCAAATGAGGGAGTCTCCTACCATAGTGGATCTGGTGTTGGGCAGCCGCGCCGACGATCAGACCTATGGTGGTTTGAGCTATCGACAGTTGGAAGTTGTAACCATGGCTGCATGGGGCCATCACGCCAAGGATATCGCTAAAATGCTTCACATTTCGCTCAGCACTGTGGATACTCATTTGGGTCTGGCCTATCGCAAGTTGGGTGTGGATTGCCTTCAGCGTGCTGTAGTGGTGCTGCGGCAGAAATACGGCATGGACGTATTGGCGAAACCTTGTGAAAAAGAAACCAAAGTGAAAGAGACAAAATGACCAACCAAACCAAGCTGATAACGACGATCAAACTCCCACAGCCACGACGCAACCAAATGGTGGCGCGGATCAGCAAGACCATATTCAGCAAGACCAACCTGGCTTTGTTGAACAAACACACCACGAGCATACCCCTGCCAATGGTGAGATATATGGTTGCCGGAGCCGCGAGAGCCGGAAATACCATCGAGCCAGTCATACAGCTCGTGTTCATTGAGAAGTTCCCTTACCCGATCTTTGGCGAGGATGGCCAAACAATCCTTGGGTGGGAGAACATTGATGTGACAGCCGCTAACTGGCTTACCACGCAATTTGGATTGCGCTGGGATTGGATGTATCGCGAGGTCGGCACTGTGGTGCCGATAAAGCCGCCTTTCGTCGTCGAGAACTCGCTGGTAGGTGCGGCTAGTATTGTTCTGCCGGCCAGCGAGGAATACGAATATTTGGCGATGTTCCGGTGAAAGTGCTCCTCCTTGCGTTCGGGCTGACCTTGTCCCTCCATGCTCAGAACATCACAGTTCTGCTGCCCTCTACCAATATTCTGCCGCCCTCTACTAATACTCCACCTTACGTCTGGTGGGTAAACTGGACCAACCAGTATGGTGGTACAAAGTGGGTGGTGCAAGGCGGCCAGACGCGCGACTACTGTTGGGACGTGACTATCACTTGGACTACCTTGCCCGGTTTGTCTTATTCGGTTGAGACCAGTTGGTTGAATGGCCAGGGATGGGTGACGCTTCTGCCACCAACACCCAGTGGCACCAACAGGATAATGGGATTCAGGACCGGAACAAAATACAGCTCTCACTTCTTCAGGGTGCGGCAGTGGTAAGATGACTTCTCAGAGATCCAAGAAATACTCACAAGGTGGGCAGGATGGGGTGATAGAATACCTCTTTAGGACAATTGGGACTACCAACAAATTCTTCGTTGAGTTTGGTGCTGGGGACGGTCTCCATCTTAGCAACACCGCCAATCTGCGTTTGAATGAAGGCTGGAATGGTGTGTTGCTGGATGCTGACCCTCTCGCCAGATTGGGCTTTCCGGCAGTCGATGTGAAAAAGGAGATGGTAACTGCTGAAAACATTCAAAACCTCCTCAAGAAATACAAGGTGCCGCATGCCTTTGACTACCTTAGCATCGACATAGACGGAATGGACTTTTGGGTGTGGCGTGCCATTATTATGTATTGGCCACGCGTGGTCTCGATTGAATTCAATTCAAAGTTTGCCTGGCACGAGTCTTTCACCGTGCGATATGATAAAAATCACGTCTGGGACGGAACGGACTACTATGGTGCCTCGCTAGCCGCTCTGCACAAGCTAGGGGAAAGGAAAGGCTACCAGCTGGTCCACATAGTTGACAATCTTGACGCTTTCTTTGTCCGGGACGATTGCATGGGCTCCTTGTCCCCGAAAACACCACAGGATCTGCTGCCAGAGCCCATTGTCTGCTTCCCAGTGAGCGACAAATCGTGGAAAGCGGTCACGTAAGCAAGATAATAGCAGCAATGCCCGCACTGAAAGAGATGGTAAACACGAAAAGACGGAAGAAACTCCAAGGCCCGGTCCCTATTGCTGACTTCGGTCGCGATCACTGGTCTACCTTTGGCTACGTAGAAACCCTTTGTGTAGATAAGGATGGACTTCCTGACATACGTCGGATGCGATGCAATCCCAAGACGCACCCAGGACTGGCCCACCTCCCGTGGGACAAGGCATATGGCACCCGCCTCAAGGGGCATATGGAAGATTTTCCAAATACCCTGCCAATGCACGATGATTGGGACTGCATTGATGATTTGATTGCCGCCGGATTGATGGAGAACATTGGAAATGGAATCAACCCAAAATTCAAATTAACCGAGACGGGCCTTGCCGTCGCAGCCGCTTTGCGAGCGCACAAGGCCCGCGGTGGCACTTGGAGCACATTCAACCACGAACTGGAACCCAAAAAAGGAGGATGGGGATTCAAGTACGGAAAGGGGAGGCTGTTCGTATGAAATTTATGGAAAAAGCAAAACAACTGTTGGTGTTGGCAGCATTGCTGTTCAGCATGGAACTCAGCGCGTCAACTCATATCAAGTTCGTCAATGAGACGGACATCGTATTGTCTTGCCTGTTGGCATCTACACTGAGTTCATCTGCTGTTGGGATTTGAACAACCTGCTCAAGTTCTTTGCCTTGCGCGACGACCCCCACGCCCAAGGTGAGCATCAGGACTACGCCCGCGCCATGAAGGTTTTGACGGCTAAGGTGTTTCCTTGGACCATGGAAATTTATGAAACAAGAAACCAGAAATCGTGAATGGGTACTTGTGGTGATTGTCATCACAATAATGGCGGCCTTCTCTGTGAAGGTTTTTGCCGGCGTGACCAATGTTGTGACCCTCACATGGGACCATGATACCGTCCGAACCAATTTCAATGTCTACTATGGGAGCACTCTCGTCGGCCAGGCCATAGTTCCTACCGCCGTCACCAACGTCCGAACGAATCAGGTGACGTTTGCCCTCACGAACAGCACTACTTTCTTTGCCGTAACTGCCATTGATACGAACGGCCTCGAAAGCGATTTTTCCAATGTCCTTACCGTTTCGCGCCCAGCGGTGGGGACCAACCTGCGGATCTTGGGCGTTACCAACTTCCTATTTGGGCCCTTCCTGCCGTAGGCGTGCCCGAAATGCCCCATTAGTGGCTTTTTTCCTTTACTGTTTAAGGCGCGTCCTGTAGTGTTCGATCGTGGGAACGAATAAAGGACAGCCAAAAGCCAGGATGGCTTTGAATGGACTCTTCGTCAAAAACCTTTTGCTGGAGAGGCAGCTCTGGCTGAAGCAGCAACTCGACCCGCGACGTGACATTGACGCTGAGTGCGGCCATCCGTATTCCGTTACTGTTGATGACTACAAGCGTCTTTTTGAACGTGGCGATATTGCGGCTCGGGTAGTGGAAGTCTTGCCAAAGGAAGCTTGGTCGGAGAGTCCTGAGGTTTTTGAAACGGAGGAAGAGGACGAAACTTTGTTCGAGCAGGCTTGGGATGCATTGGTCAAGCAGTTTAGGATCTACTCGGTCTTGGAACGGACAGACATCCTGAGCGGCATTGGCAGGTTTGGTATTTTGCTTCTAGGGATTGACGATGGAAAGGATCTCCGTGAACCTGCTGATATGGCAACCCAATCAGCGGAGGGGGCGCCAACTCCCTCCGCTGCGCCTTCGCGCAAGCTCTTGTATCTGCGGCCCTTTGACGAGGCGCTCGTTCAAATCACCGGCTTGGAGTCAGACCGGAGCAATCCAAGGTATGGGCTGCCCCTCTCCTACCAAATCCGATTTGAAGACGCCAACCCAATTTCTAGCATCGGCGGAACGGCTCCGCTGGTTGGCGCGACTAGTTTCAACCAAGTGGTTCATTGGAGCCGAGTCATCCATGTAGCTGACAATCGGATGTCTTCTGACGTTTATGGTTTGCCGCGGATGCAGAAAGTTCTCGACCGATTGCTCGATATTAAAAAGAT